AGAGACAGCATCTGAGCAATGCGACGTGCTCCCTCAGTATCGCCGGCAGCATCAGCATTCCTTAACGCCGTCATCAACTGTTCACGACTATAGGCCATTACTGCCCTCCGAGATATTTGCTAATTAATTCGTCATCGGACAATTGCTGTTGAGGTTGGCTATCGCCATAACTTGAGGAAAGAAAACGTTTTGCCGCAGAGTTCAATGATTCACCCTTCTTAACATCCATCCCCATGATGTTTCGGTTGCGATCAGATTGTCCTGGGCTGCCATTTGCACTCATCCACTCTGACCTAAACTCGTTGAACTTCGCGTTATTACTTTCCATTTTTGCCATACCCCTTAACCATCGAGCCATGACCATTGGATTATCCGTTTCGCTTGGAATGCCTTTCCTTGCAAACTCAATATCCTTATCTGATGCAGGGCCGGGAGGGAGAAGCTTGGTTGCCTGCGCATTGGCTAGTTGGTTGAATCTAATCCGCATATCTCGGAGGTAGTTATCTTGCCCCGTAAGCTTAGTGAACATATTTTCAGCGTTACCGAACAAACCAGGAGTTGGCTTCTCCTTCTCAAGCGTGTCAGCAAGCGTTGTCATTGAATCGGCAGCATTACGACTAGCTGCCGCATCACCTGCTGATTTTTCTATAGCCTTTTCCATGTTCACGGATAGTTTTGGCGCAGCATTAATAAGTTCATCGGCCTTCTTTTGTGCCTGTTGTACTTCAAAACCGAATTTCTGCTTATCAAGTGCCAGTCTTTCTGCTGCAAGTCCGTGTCCAGTCATTGCTGACTGATAGGAAAGATTTTGCCCTCTCGCCTGAAGTGCCTCGCCAGCCTGATTGCTGCGGATTGTCTCTGCCAGCCTGCCTCGGTCAATCTCACGACCAGCCATCTTGTCCTGAACATTGAAATAATCATTAGGACCAAGCGCTGACATTCCAAGGTGATCAACAAACTCACCAAATCCTGAAGGATTCTGCTGATACATCTGAGCAACGTTATTAGGGTCAACACCGACGCGAGTCAGTTCCTTGGCGTTGTTTTGCAGCCATGATTGCATTGCTTCTGGAGACGAGGCCGCAAGGCGTGCGCCAGCCGCTAAGGTGCCGATAGAATTGCGCTGGTCTTCGTCTGCCCACTTCATACCAGACTGAATCTTCTCTAATTGACCAGGATATTTGGTCATCAGATCTCGCACCTGCTGCCGATCACCTGACTGGATGGCTGCCGCATATTCTTTTTGGAATGCAGCATCCGCTTCCTGTTGCTTTGCGGCTTGATATGTTTGAGCGGCACTACCAAGCCCCTGCAACGCCTGAAGGCCGATGTTATTGCGACCTGAGCGCTCCATTTCGTTGTTCTGGCGAATATATGCCAACGCCTCACTTACATCACTTGCCTTTGGCGCATTTGAGTTTTGCCCACCGATACCAGCAAGAAAGCCGCCTGAGTTGATTCCTTGTTGCCAAGTAGCCATATTCCCACCTTAAAACAATGATCCAAGACCACCGATAATACCGCCACCAATAGCGCCAACAGCTGTACCTATTCCAGGTACCACAGAGCCAATCATCGCCCCTGATGCCGCACCGCTCATGGCACCGCCCAAAGCTGATTGCAATCCTGATGGTCGGTTAGCATTCGCCGCAGATGCTGCCGCCTGCTGTTGATACAATTGGCTGACGTTGTTAGCGTAGTTCTGCCCGGCGTTTGCCTGACCTGTAAGAGCACCAAGGCCAATGTTTGCCAGATTGTTGTAGTTGTTCATCTGACCTGACAGCCAGTTTTGACCGAGTGTAGGTGCGATTGCTGCCAACTGGTTTCCTGTTGCTGTAGAGCCTAATCCACCCGCTGCCTCTGCTGCTGCCAGACTCTGATAGCGCGCCTGCCCTGCAAGGTCTTTATACTGCTGGGAGTTGTAATACTGGTTAAGCGCCTGACCTTGCCCCTGAAGAGAGGAAAGATTCTGCAACTCTGATACATACTGCTGAGCGAGTGGAGTGAACGGTGCAAGGTTTTGCATGTTCGTCTGCCACATTTCACGCTGCAATTCGATGCCCTTTTCAGTTGCGCGTGCCTGTGCCTTTGAACCTCCATCACTGCCACCTTTGCAGTAAACAGCTTTGCTGAGGTGCTTATTAGCAATCTGGAAAATTAACATTCGTTAGCTCCTCGTATTTTGAGCGCGGTAACTGATAAATCGTGATGCCTACAGGCTTTCCATTGCTGGTATAAGCATCATCAAGGTGACCAACACGGGTAGCGCCAAGCAAACGGATAATTGCCCGTCCGTATTTCGTGGTGTCAGGAACCATAGTGATGCTGTTAAGGAATGGTGAGTTTTCGAGAAGCCATTTGCAGAATAATCGATGCCCTTGCAGTGCATATTCGCCACGGAATCCGGGGTCGTACACCGCATGGCATTCAACAACGCTATGCCAGAAGTTACGCACTTCATGCACTCCGACCAGCATCAGTCCTTCGTAGATGCCGAGGTATACCGCATCAGGCTTGATGTAGTATTTGTCTCCACTGTCTACGATATTTCCCGTGTTTGCCGGGTTGTTGAGGAATTCTGCAAGCTTCACCGGATTATCGATGAGCTTTATTTCCATCACTGCTCCGCAATGATTTTGATGGTTGTGGCAGTAAACGCCGCACCATTTGACTGGATGGTTAACGTACTGCCATTTGTGGCAAGAAATCCGTCTTTATCCACGCTGAAGAACGTAGCTAACAGGATGTTGTCGGTTGTTGTCGCCGCATTACGACTGCTGACCAGTGTGTCAGGAACAGAGCCGGAAAAGGTTAGCTGCATTGACCTGTTGGAGGTTCCGCTGGGCCACGTGCCGACAATCGACAACTTGAAGAGCAGGGTTTTGTTCTCGTTGAACACAACCATCTTGTTGTTAACGGTGTCGAAGAATGGTGCCAACGAGCCTGATGACGGCGTGAGCGTTTTCAGCAGGCTAACAAGGTTGGTCGGCGCTGTCGGAATGGTTACTGATACGCCAGAGTAAACAACCTCTGACTTCTTGCGCGTGGTTGCATACTCCAGAGCATCAATGCGCGTTTCATGGTCTGAAACCTGCGACTCCAGCGACTGAACTCTGGTATCAAGCGACGCAATATCGCTTTCATTCTGCGCTATTCGTGTTTCATGTTCCTGAAGAGTTGATTCTGCCTGGCTGATTCGCTCCTCATGATTAACAAGCGTTGCTTCCGCAGCAGAAATTCGCTGCTCATGGTCAGCGAGAATCACATCCTGCTCATCGTTCCTGACTTGTGCGTCATAAGCGCCCTGTCCGGCCTCGTTGGCCTTGTTCGCCACGTTACCAACATCAGTACCCTGTGCGATAACGTAAAGCAGATACGACTGCGAGAAGATATTGCGTGGAAGGATTGATGTATCGAGCTGCGTCGCCTGAACAATAACAGGGGTGTTGAGATTCGAATCAGCCATTAACATGCCTCCACGATTTACCAGACTGGATATTGTGAATCACCGTCTGACTGACACAGTATTTTTTAGCAAGCTCTCTTTGATTAACTCCCTTTGATTTCTTTATTTCTATTACTTGCTCATATGAGAGCTTTGAAATTGGATTATTTTCTCCTTTTAAAGCCGGAAACTTCACCCTGCCTTGAGATGAGCAATGCTTCATATTCTCCTTTTGAGTACACCACTCTAAATTAGAAGCATTATTATTTTTTCGGTTGTTATCTATGTGATTTATGAACGGCTTGCCTTCTGGATTGGGGACGAAAGCAAGAGCGACAAGCCTATGCACAAGCCATTTTACTTTAACTCCATCAACACTAAGTGGCAAATATAGATAACCTTTATTATTCTCGTGTTGTTTTAGCCACCGCCCCTTTCTGAGTTGCGTGCTGCCATGCGCAGCCTTAACAACACGTGAGTGAGAATATACTCGCCCATCCTCTGTTACGGCATATAAACCTTCATATCCAGGAATATCTTTTGCGTTTTCACTCAACATATCTACTCCTTTAGTTTCGATTTATGTTACACGAATAGAAAGGCCTGATAATGTAACAGGACCTTTTGCAATAACTCTGAATTTAAATCCAATGAGGCGTCTAACTCGACCAACTTTTCGCCATAAAACGCGATTGTCATATACAAATGGTTTTTGTAATACGACCATTTGCTCACGACCGTAACTAATTCCATCTGTAGTGGCTGATATAAATATTTTATCTATTCTATCACACACGCCGCCCGATGTTTCTAATTCAAGGTCATTTATTAAAGCGTTATCTGCCTTTATTAAAGGAGAATATAAAATATGTTCCTGTTGAAGACCATACTGGCTGCTGATATCGAACTGCAATTTACCGGTAACCGATTCCAGCTTATCGCCGCACGTTATCTGATTGCCTTCGTAAATGAAGTCGATAGCGCGGTACACATCGTCATACAAGCCAGTTTTCAACACACACCATTGCGGACCATTGGCGCTTGAAGATGCGTCGTACACGAGTACATGGCGCGGCAGGTGAATAATCAGCAACTCATGCGCATCAAATCGCAGAGACTCCATCACGCCATCAGCCAGTTCATCAGCAGTGTAGGAGCGTAGTATTTTCTCAATGCTCGCGCTGGCGATTGGTGATGCCTGACCGGAGCCGATGATGTACACAGACGGCGCACCTGTTGCCGGATTGCTGATGAACGCATATGAATCAGAGAATGGCGTTTTGCAGTAAGTCCCGGCAATGCCTTTCTGCACCATCAGCGATGGCTGGGCGACATACAAAGCGGCACCAACGGTGGTTGCCCCCGTCAGGGAGAAATATTCAATCGTCGATGAACCAAAGCAGACGATGAAGTCTCGCCATGTTCCGATACCGATGATGCCGTCAGGCTGAGACTCGGCACGATATTGTGCGCTGTATCGGTCAGGATGTGATTCGTCTTCAAGGTCAGTGATAAACCATGAATCAGTGCCGTCTTTTGACCACGCATAACGCCCACGCAAGCGCGTAATGTCGCGGACTGAGCCTAACTCATACTGCGTGAATCCACTGTCTGTAGGCCAGTTTGAGACGGTTTTAACCGTGCCATCATAGCGATACTCGATAAGTTGACCATTAACGCCTACCGCCTGTGATGTCCGACCATGCGCCATTGATACGCGACCACTTCCGGCAACATCACCGACCTCACTTTCTCCTTTGTACAGTTTGCCACCACACACGCGATAAACAGCACTCTGCGCCATGTTGTACTCGACGCCGCGAGATACACCGTTCACATCAGATCGTTTGGCAATGCCCGGGAATGAGCGAAGATATCCGCTGCTGTTGAGGATTTCTTTGGGGGTGGCCAACATATTCACTGGCAGATAGTCGATATAGTCGGCGTTTCGAAAGTCTTTGCCGACACCTTTCATAAGCGGAAGTTGCTGAATAGGCATTTATTCACCTATGCGTTTGGGATATCGCCATCAATCAGAGGGAGATCGCCTGGATAATATCGGTCAGATGTAAACACGTCATATTTATTACCCTGTCCTACAGGAAAATCTCCACGTCGTCGCATTGAAGGAACAACCAGAGTGTCGGTCATCAAGGCATCATATGAGCGTTGGGCGTTACTGAGAACTTGCGGAGTTGGCTCAAGGCTGTAATCAGATAGCATTCTCAGCAATAACTGATAGCCTACTGCGTGTTTGTATTTTCTTGGAAGACCTGACTCATCATCTGGTAATGGCTGCTCATCTCCAGTTGCGAAAGCGTAACCAATGTCGCCGGGGTTAATCATCCACTCGGACATCATATCTTCCAGATCATTTACACCATCTTCAATTGATTGCGGCTCAACATCAGTCAGCGATGCATTAGAAGCAATAGCAAACTTACGAAGCGCAAAAAGGACGATCTCACCCTTTGTCAGTACTGTTGCCATTGTCTGCCGCCTTACGACCTCGCTTACTGGTCGGTTTCAATTCATCAACTGAGGCAACAAAGCCCAACTTTTCGAAAAACTGGAAGTCTTTTTCTGCGATAACGGCCTGTACATGTCCTGATTCGTTATCTGCGGCAAGGAATACACTCATGCGATCCATATTGTTTCCTTAAAACATAAAAGGGGCGTAAGCCCCCTTGTTATTACGGATTACCGAAGAACTGACCGCCCATGTGAGGGTTAAAGCACACATATGCAGGCAGTAAGTCGAAGCGCATTTTTTGCACGTTGGCATCGCCATCTGCGTATTTATGTACGCGGATGGAGAAACCTTCATATGTTGCAACAGCAGAATCAATACTGTGCAGTTTCGGTAGTGGGATAGAGCCAAGTCCACAGAAGAACTTGTTATAGAACAGGTTTGGCTTCATTGTCTGGCTAGCAGTGCCTACCACAGATACGGCATCGCCTTCCGCTACCTGACGACTTACAGAGTTGTACTGCGGGGTTGTAGTGTCATAAATCGGAACACCAGAAAGCGTAACCGTCACATCGCCACTGCTGTCTGAATTAGCATCAGCAGTAACCGTTGCAGTGAAGCTAATTGGTGTGGCTCCGTTATACAACGCCTGTTTGGTCTGCTGTTGCAGCCAGTAGGTATTGGTGAATTTAACCTGATCACCAGCTTTCAGAAAACCTGTAACGCTGGCTGTCGCTCCGGTCAATGTTACAGTGAACTGGTATGAGTCTTTAACTGCGTTATAGGTAACAGTTGGCTGTGTTTTGACTGTCAGTGTTCCGCCAAATGCCCCCTGCGTACGAGAGGCAAGCCCATTAGACATCAGTGCGCGAATGCCGCCAAAATTGGTTGGAATCTGCGCATTCTCCCATGCAGTACGAACCAATTGATCTGAAGCGTGCAAACCAGTCTGCGCATCAGCAAGTCGCTGTGCAGACCATGGATCCATTACAGCATAGTTTTCACCTTCATTAACGCCGAGGTCTTTCAGGAAAGATGCCGTCTGCGCAACATCAGACCATTTGGTGATTGGAGTATTGGGGCTACCAAGTGACAACGCACCGTTATTCATCATGAAGTGAGCAAGCTCTGTTTCAAGGTCGGTAACGATTCGCTGGCGAACCGGCGCGAGAATTTCTTCCAGTTGGTTAAGCTTGATCGCTTCCTCCAGTTGCTGATATTCAACAGCAACAGTGATGTAGTTACCTACACGCCCCGTAGCTTTACCTGAGATCAGGTTGTTTTTATTTTGCCCTGAAATATCACCAGTGGGAGTACGGAGGGATGAGAATTGATGCGGACGTTTAAAGCTAACGCTATCGCCAGTGCTGGAGTTGATTTCACCTGCCAGCAACTGACGGTCTACGGTTTTCGCCAGAACTAAATCTGACATAAAACCCGGAAGGAATTTTTTCAGAACGATTTGACTGACGTTACTGTCGAGATTGTTAGGCATTTATCTTTTCCTTATTCGATTTTTGCGCCGGGGCATAATTTGTTGAATTCGTCTTGTTTCGCATCAGCACCGCCACCACGTACTTCCGGCTCTGGCTTGATGGCTTTCTTTGGTTTTGGAGCAAGGCTTACCTGTTTGCTAATCTGCCCCAAGAGGAATGCTGCGCGAATTGGATCTGTCTCAGCGGCTACACGCTGGCGTAATTGCTGGCTCTTACCTAAGCCATAGGCGAGTAGTTCAGAGCCTTCGTCTGCACAGTGAATGATGATTTCCTGCTGAATTGGTGGTAGCTCACTAAGAACAATGGCCTCCATTTCCTGATAATCTTTCACAGGAAGTTTGGCTGCCCGTTGTTTATGCGCTTCTACCCTTTGCTGGAAACGCTGTTGGTATTCCTGTTGCTGACGTAGTTTTTGTTGCTGCTGCTGTTCGACACGGCCTTTTTTCTCATGCCAATCAGTCAATGCCTGTTCAAACGCCTGTTCGTCATAATCACACGACTCAAGAGTCGGTTTTGGTGGAATAGCGTCTGGTTGTGGTTGCTGATGTTCCGCAGGCTTGGCTAATGCTTCCTCAAGCTGGCGGCGCAACTCACGGTTTTCTTTCTGTGTTTCTTTGAAGCCTTTGCGAAGATCTTTCACCCATTGCGGTGCAGGTTGCCCGTCAATGTGATCATCATCGTCAGCGTTCAGCTGAATTTCTTCATCACCAATACGCAAGGCGTAATCTTCTGGTGTCTCTTCGGTTTTTTCAGGCTCAGTTGCCACCTCTTTACCGTTGTCATCCTGGCTTTCATTCTCAGGCTGTGACTCTGTTTGGATGATGGTTTCTTCTGCATTTTCCTGTGTTTCAGACAGGCCAATAACCTGACCGTCGATGATCAGTTCGTTTTCCATTGATTACTCCTGGTTAACTCGGCATTAAGTCTGCCGGAGACTGTGGTGGTGACTGGAATTGCTGTTGTTGTGACTCGGCGACATCTTTCAGAAGGCGTATTGCCTCCATCACTGCTTTGTCATCGATGTTTCTGGCTTGAGCCAGTTTATAGACAGTGTTTGCCTGACTCTCCATCGCATCCTGCTGGGCAGTAAATGCTTTGATTTGAGTTTGAGCAGTTTCGTTAGTTGCTTTTTGCGCTTCTGCCTGCGCTGCTACCATTTGCGCCTGAGCGAGAACCATTTCAGGATTTGGCTGGCTTTGTGCTGCCATTTGCGCCTGTTGAACAATCTGCTGCTCTTTCTCATTGCGTGGTTTTGCAATGCCAGATATCAGCAGTTGGTTTCGGTTGTACTCTTTGAAGTCATCAAGGCCTTCGCCATCGATATTGTCCAGAATAATACCCTGAATTGCCGGACGCATTGGGTCTGTTGGAAGCATAGAGCTAAGGACATTTGTCAGTACAGAAACCGTTGCATCACGTCGTGCTGTGTAGCTTGGTCCAACATCAACCGTCACATCGTATCGACCGACAGAAAGGTCATTTAACGCAACAACAGCCCCTGTTTGCCTGTCAACAACCTGTGCGCTCAGGACAGCGATATCATCACTTCCATCTTCGTTAACGATGCGCACTTCACGCTCTGAACCGTACACTTCACGAGCCATTGACAGCCATACTTCACCAGCGCGTTTAAGACTTTTCGCCATATTGTCCAGATAGATAAACGAAGCCATATCTGCTCTGTTCATCAAGTTGTTAACCGTTTCCTGAGCAATATTACTTGGCATCTGCTGCATGGCCTGACTGCCGCCTGTAACCTCCTGAATATCAGCACTGGTTTGCTGTAGTAATGCAGCCAATGCCTGATTCATAACCGCGGGCTGTGTATATCCTGCCGGGGTAGCTCCAGCGATGATGTTGCCAGATTTATCTCTCACTTCGCGCAACGGCAAGAACGCTGGTCGTTTCTTGTTGCGAGCCTCCCAGTGCTTCTCAAGTCCACGAATTTGCTCCATGCCAACTATAGGGATCTGACCGGGGTCTTGCGCTGCAGTATCAGCCAGCATTGATACCTGAAGGTTGTACAAACGCTGTGGATCCATTGCTTTTGCAATATGCCCTTCGACACGCTCAATGTCATCAATGAACCAGCGTTTTCCATAAACCGGGATGAGGGGGATATGTTCACCAGGAATACGTCGAGGTTTCTCAAGGAAACCATCACCATCCACTACGGATACATACACACGACGGCGCTTCACTGAGCGCCTTGCCACTTCATGAAATCCAGCTATTGCCAGTTCATCTTCAATATCTTCAACCTGATCACTGTCGTATGTTGCAATCTCTCCAGTGATTGGATGTCGATAACTGATGACGTCAACAGACTCTTTACGAACTTCGTAATACTTCGCTATGTAAATAACATCTGCATCAAACCAGTCATATTCCCAACTGGTCATAGACGTTACATCCAGAGAAGCAGGAGGTTTCTTTCCGTATTCAGCCTCATATTTTTCAGGTGACAACGAATACATGCAGAACGCCCACAACGCGTCAGATTTGTCGTACTTCTTAGCGTCAGGGTCAAACCACACAGAGCGCGACGGGTCGTATATTGGTTCAATAGCAATACGCTGACGATCGTCCATGGGGTCGTATTCATTGACCAGCATCGACGTCAAACGGAAGCAACCGAAACCACCAGTAGCAGCGTCGTCAAATGCATTATCGCAAGCCTCACCGCCATCAGTTTCTTCGTAGTCAGCACGGAACAGACCATTTAATTTATTGGCTAACTCTTCGCTTGCCTCTCTGTCACCAGGACGAAACTTAACAGTGATTCTGTTATTGCGGTATTCTGCAATGATGCGGTTAAGTTCAGTTGCTACCTTATTGATTTCAAACTTAGGATACTTCTCGAACTGCTCATCAAGCTTAGTTCCAGCCGCCGTTGCTCCTTCCCATTGACCTCCGGGGACACGAGCAAACCTCGTAGCTTCAATGCACTTTTCGCGCACTTCCTGCTGTGGAGAATAGGCGCGGTCAAACCTGAGCATGATCCGCTCATGTTTTTTCTCTAATGTCTCTGCCATGTTTACCAACCGGAGGATGAGGGAACGTATATTTCTGTTTCTTCGCGGACCAATGCCGGGCAATGCATACACATCATCAGCGCATCAGCCAGGTTAGGAGATGGAATACCGAGCTTCTGCTTCATTTCGACCTTAGTCATAAGCTCCAGCTTCCCGTTGTTATTGAATTTGCGCTGAATCTGCGTCAGTTCTGCAAACAGCTTCTCCAGCATCTTCTCGCCTATCGCTTCTTTGTCGAAACTCAGCATGTCGTCGGGGTCTGCATACTCACCGTGGACAACCGCCCGATATGTCAGATACAGCCTGTCAGCCAGCGCGTAATAGAATTGCGCTCGCTTATTGCGGAACACATCGCCAATAGTGCGAACGTTGTCGCCCTGCACGACTTCATCAGCCCATGCTCCGGCCTGATACGGTGCATCTTCATCGAACGGCGATTCGCTGCCCTTGAACATCGTGGCGGTGATTTTCTTGCCGGAGAACGCTTCCGTTGTCTGTCTGCGTAGCCCGGCACCAACACCATCACCATCCCACAGGTAGTGGTCAGCGCCGTCTTCAATCGCCAGCGAAGTAGCCCAGTCAGCACCATCGTTGATGTCCATCAGCAGACCTTCGGCAATGCGCTTAACTACCGAACCGTGGCGCGATGCGTAACCTTTAGCATCTGGCCCTGTATCTGACGGGTCATGTGCAGAAACAACAGCGCCTTTCGCTTTCCATCCGAGTTTCTTGTGCGCATCGGTTGCGGCTTCAAGCCATTCACGTTTGATGATTGCCATATCACTTGCGCTTACTGGCTCACCAAGCCAGATGTGACGATACAGTGTCGGATTTCTGCGTTTGCACTCTTCCATCTCCAGACGGAGAACTTCAGGAAAGTGCGGGTTGTCGGTGTAGTTCACCGTCAGCAGGCAAATATCATCAGGAGGATTTACGACGAACCGCTGATAGGTATCGTCGAGTATGTTCTTCGGGTTGAAGCTCACCCATATTTCGGAAAATGGCTTGCGGATGGTTGGTATCAGGATATCCCATGATTCCTTCGTTACCGCTTCAGCTTCTTCCACCCAACAGATATCAATGCCTTCGAGCGATTTAATCTTCGTCGGGTTGTTTTTGATGCCGTAGAACATGAATTCAGCATTCGTTCCGAGATGACGAATCATGGAACGCTGAATTTCAAACTCAGCCGAATATCCTTCACGCTCGATGGTGTCTTCAAGCAACCGGATTACCGAATCGCTGATACTGTTTTGCAGCTCACGAGCGCAAAGAATACGCACAGGCTGCCGACGCGCCGCTTCAACAAGAAGCCTCGCAATTGCCCATGACTTACCGCTACCTCGACCGCCTTTGGCGACTTTGTAGCGATGCGCCTCAATGAACGGTTCAAAGATAGGATTAATCGAGGTCATTTTCCGAATAGAGTGCTCATCGGTGATGTTTCAATCTGGATTGCGCCGCCGTCTTTGCCTGTTAGTTCGTGAGAAGCTTGTTCTTTAAACGCCTGAACAGAAACATGCTTACCAAGAAGTTCGAGGTTTTTAACCTTATCAGGCCATTTGATTTTCTTCAGGAGTGCTGCACTATCTGCGGATACCATCTCCACAACATCCATTCCTGATAACGTTGTGCGCCATACCTTAGGCCAGTCTTTAATGGGCTTTAACTCACCGTTTTGCAGGAGAATGTCGAGCACATCCATCTGGTCGATTTCAATAAGGCGATTAAGTACATATTCTGCATTTATTCCAACAGAGTCATTGCGTTGTGCTTTCAATTCGGAGATTCTGAGTTGTATGTCAGGTTTTGACATGTTTTCGGACGCAGTACGGTTGGCTGTTTTTGCGCTGTACCCCGCCCGAATAGCCGCTTGCGTGGCGTTTAAATCGATGAGGTACTCGCGACAGAACATTTCTTGTTTGTCAGTGAGCGCCATATTTTCCCCTGCTGATAAGGTAAATAAATGAATCCTGAAATTTTTGAATCAAAGTTCATAATGAACGAAGCAACTTGGCAACGAATTGAAAGGTTAGTAAATACTGAAGATGATATTGGTTTGGTTTTAAGAGTACATCTGATTACAGAAGCAATGATTGAGGCATTTTGTTGCGCCGCTGTAGGTAACCAAAATCTATTTGATGGATTTGGTGAAAACTTAACCATGACCTATGCCGCAAAAATTCAGCTAGCTGCCAACCTCGGCCTAAATGAACACTCCGTCGCAGAACTTAAACGCCTAAATAGAATAAGAAATGTTCGCTCTCATCAAATAGACAACCCGGAAATAACTGACGCAGAAATTGAATCATTACGAACATTTATTAGCCGAGGTGGTCAGGAAGATCTCATTAACTCAGCAAGATTCGGCATAAAAGTTGGAGACATTGAGCTGAATCTTAACCGTCCAGATGCCAATAATCGTGAAAAATTCATAGCTATTCTTGGCAGCATCATCCTAAGACTCACTAAACAAGTTGCAGGACAATAGAGATCATTGACTGAGCTAATTGATTGTTTTAGCGCATAAACCTATACCACAAAATAGCCACTTATCACGCTTCATCATTCAATTCTGGCGTGAACTGTATGCGCTTCACATTGTCGGGAGAGAAATACAGTCACTCTCCCGTCTCGATCACAAGCGGCACAAAGCCGTTAACCAACTCATGCTGAAATCGTGACGTCTTGCTCGTAACGGTTTCGCCTGTTTGGGTGGTTAACGTGATTTGGTAGATGTTGGACATTGAGAATCTCTTTATCCGCTTGTGGGGATATCAGTTAAGTTATCCCGTGTAAGGTATAAGCCATTAAAAAGCTACTCGTAGGTAGCTTTGTATTAATCTCACTCATATTTAAGGTGAGATAATAAAACTAAAATCAAATGCTATTTGCCAATCGTTTCCTGAATAGCATCAGTCAACCGTGGAAGATATTTTATTGCCTCCTCCAAATCATAAGACACGTTTTTCGCATGGGTAGGGGCAGATACGGCGGCCTTGATAATTTCAAGAGCTGCTTTGGTAGCCACTAAACGCTGGTGCTCAGAATCAGATACTCGGTTATCGCCAGATTTAAAATAATTGTCCATCATAAACCTTCCATTAGATAATCAGAGTCTACAGATTACCCTTCGTCTTCATACGAATAAAGCATTATTGCAGCCTCACTGAAGGACTGCTCGGATTAACCTGCGAAATCACACCATCCCGGGCAAATACATTTGCACTTCATTTGCCGCTCTCTCACGTGCAACATGAAGCAATCTTTTTCGCCCACCAACACCCCACTTAGCCATTTGTCTTGCGCACTGGCTTATCGCTTTGGTTTCAGTATTGATGATGTGATCGATTCTATTCAGACGGGACATTGCGCCAACGCCGAGACGGACAACCGTTTTGAAAACTTCATAAACTTCGATTTCAAATTCCGGCTTAATCCATGCTGCATATCTGATTGCCAGAAGTTCAACACCCCACACACCTGGTTCTGCACCACCTTTGATTATTTTAAGTGGTTGAATTTGTTCCAAAGTGCTTTTTTGCACTTTGGCCTCCAGTGCTTTGATGAAGCGTTTTATCTGCGCGCTACGCAAAAACTGGCTTGGGCGCTGTTGCTCTGTAGCCTCTCCATTTGCAACTGCTGCTGCATGGAGATCGTTTAAGTTGTAGCGTCCATCCTCATCAACACGAACGGACACACCATTGACAATAACTGTTGGGTACTTCATCAGTAATTACCTTTTAGTGATGAACCTTGTCACACAGGATTCCGGCCCACAGAAAGGTACCGATCACCAAACCGGCATCCTCAAGGGTCATCCTGAAAGGTTCTGTGTTCATAAGTCGCGCGTGTGAAGCGCGTTTACTGCGGACATAAAAAAGCCCCGCATCGCGAGGCTCATTAAATGGACTTTGTGATTTGCAAAAAAATTATTTCAGGCACTGAGTCCTGATGTACTCCTGCAGGTAGTTAACCTGCGCGGTTATCCTGTCTATTCCACTTCGGAGACGGTAATAATTGAGTTCAGCATCTGCTGTAAGTCTTGGGCTTTCTCCATCGCCCATGCTGCTGGCTCCGGTCGTTGACTTTGCACAGGTGGCGGCGACTTGCAGGCGCTTACGACCAGCAGAAACATCAGCACGGAGACTTTCGATAGTCGCGTTAGCATCAGCAAGCTCCTTTGTATATCTGGCATCGAGTTCTGCTACGTCACGTTGACGCTTCTGCATGTCAGCGATGATGGATGTAGCTTTATCGCGCTGTTCTTTGTAGGCGATTGCATTATCACGGTAATGATTAACAGCCCATGACAGGCAGACGATGATACAGATAACCAGAGCAGAGATAATCGCGGTGACTCTGCTCATACCTCAATCTCTCTGACCGTTCCGCCTGCTTCTTTGAATTTTGCAATCAGGCTGTCAGCCTTATGCTCGAACTGACCATAACCAGCGCCCGGCAGTGAAGCCCAGATATTGCTGCAACGGTCGATAGCCTGACGGATATCACCGCGATCAATCATCGGCAAAGCGCCACGCTCCTTAATCTGCTGCAGCGCAACAGCGTCCTGGCTTTTGGGAGAGAAGTCTTTCAGGCCAAGCTGCTTACGATAGGCATCCCACCAACGGGAAAGAAGCTGGTAACGTCCGGCTGCTGTTGATTTGAGTTTGGGGTTTAGCGTGACAAGTTTGCGAGGGTGATCTGAGTAATCAGTGAATAGCTCTCCGCCAACAATGACGTCATAACCATGATTTCTGGTTTTCTGACGTCCGTTATCAGTTCCCTCTGACCACGCCAGCATATCGAGGAACGCCTTACGTTGATTATTGATTTCCACCATCTTCTACTCCGGCTTTTTTAGCAGCGAAGCGTTTGATAAGCGAACCAATCGAGTCAGTGCCGATGTAGCCGATGAACACGCTCGTTATATAAGCGAGATTGCTACTTAGTCCGGCGAAGTCGAGAAGGTCACGAATGAACCAGGCGATAATGGCGCACATCGTTGCGTCGATTACTGTTTTTGTAAACGCACCGCCATTATATCTGCCGCGAAGGTACGCCATTGCAAACGCAAGGATTGCCCCGATGCCTTGTTCCTTTGCCGCGAGAATGGCGGCTAACAGGTCATGTTTTTCTGGCATCTTCATGTCTTACCCCCAATAAGGGGATTTGCTCTATTTAATTAGGAATAAGGTCGATTACTGATAGAACAAATCCAGGCTACTGTGTTTAGTAATCAGATTTGTTCGTGACCGATATGCACGGGCAAAACGGCATGAGGTTGTTAGCGCAGCCTCTTGCCACCCGCTTTCACGAAGGTCATATGTAGAAGGCCGCAGCATAACTATCACTGATGAGTTCAGGATAGCCAGTGGCTACGGCTCAGTTTGGATTGTGGCGACCGGTGCTGATCTCCGGTTTGCTGCAACTGCCTACAGCGGGCTACGTGGCCACACCGAATCCAGCGAAAGATTCTTGCCCTTACACATCAGCCTGTGCATTCACCACAACGATAAGAGCACTGCGCGGCACCTTTCACCAATTCCGCGAGGTCTGAGGGTTCAATGCTCTTACCTGTTGTGCAAACAAAAAAAGCCACCGTTGCAACTTAAGAGTCACTAACGGCAGCTTACCTTCTAATTATGGCTAAATGGATAATTGCATGTCAAGGCTTTTAACAGCAACATGCTTAACTTTCTCAACACGTTTACGCATTTTGAAAGCATTTTGCATTGGCTGGTACAAAACAAATAACGACGCTTTCAGGATGTCGTCAATTTCGTTTCTACAGGTTGCCAGTGAAGGTTTTCTCCATCCCTCGCCACCACGTCCACACATCTTGCGTGGCTTTGCAGTCGCGTGATAGTAGGATGCAATTGCTCGCTTAGATGAACCATGAGCGTAGTAGCTGAGGAGGATGCCAAAGGCTTTCTTGTCAATGTACATGACGGAATCGACGACCTGAGAAATCAACATTCCATCATCATCATTACACATTGGCCTTGTCATAACTCTTCCCGGCTCTACGCTCTCCATGAACTTCGCTATTACGCTGCTCATGCGCTTTTCCAGACGACCTGAATAAACCCATGCGCCCCACAGTTCAAGCCAGCCATTCAGCCACTCATGCTGTTCTTTGGTGAGGTTTAGTTCTCTTATGCCCACGCGCCTTCTCCCTGTACCTGAATCAATGTGAGGTTTCCGCAGAACACTGCGCCGGTATCGATATACATCTGGTTGGCAAATTTGAGTGGTTTCACTGCTGGCGTATGACCAAAGATGAACGTGTCCGCGCCTTTGATTTCTTTCACGATCCCGTCTTGTGAGTTGCTGAGTCGTTCGCGGTTCCAGATTACCTGCTGATGATCAACTGGCTTTCCAAACTCGTATTCGTTACAAGGATAATCGGCGTGGCAAATGACATATTTTTTATCTTTGCTCACCAGCTCGATGATTAACGGAAGTTCATCTGCTTTATGGGCAAGAGCTTTAGCCAGAATTTCTTTGTCGTAATCGAGATTAAAGAACCAGCCACCGCCATTAAGCAGCCAGTGATTGACGTTTCCACGCTCTGATAAGCCATCAATCATCATGTGCTCATGGTTTCCACGTACAGCTCTGAACCAGGGGAATGTGATTAATTCCAGGCATTCAACGTTCTCTGCACCACGATCAACCAAATCGCCAACCGAGATAAGCAGGTCTTTTTTGGTGTCGAATCCTATCGTCTCCAGTTTTTTCATCAGGTTCGTGTAGCATCCGTGCAGATCGCCAACTACCCAAATATTTCGGTATTTGCTGCCATCAATTTTTTCGTAATAGCGCATCTCTTTCACTCCATCCGCGATGAACCATGAGAACGTCGTTGACGATGGCGTGCATTTTCCCGTCTTTATCATCAACGTATTTTCTGACCGTAACGCGACTACATTTCAGTCTGCGTGCTACTTCTGTCTGGTTTCCATATGCTTCAACGAGCATGTCTGGAATGGTTTTTACTGAGAACGTCATGCAGCCTCACTTCTGCTATTTCGCAGTTTTTTAAGTTTCTGTTGGTACTCTTCCTTGATCGCCTTGCACTCTTCGACAGTCCAGCGATGGCGGTTATGGTTTGATTCGATTTCGTCTACTGCTTCCTGCCCGATGCGGCTAATCAGTTCGACGCGATACGGAACGAGATTTCCGCTTTTGTGCTGGTTGCACACCACGCATTGCTTGTGAATATTGCGTTCATCAAATCGGAGTTGAGGTGCCGCAGCAGTTGTCCGGTAATGTCCGGCATCCCACTGAGCAGACGTGAGCGTTCCGCACGAGATACATGGTAAGTCGCGGTCTCTTTCTCTGATGAAGGCGTTTACGGCTTGTTGGGCTTGTTTAATCCAGTAACTGCGGGGCTTTAAGGCGAGTTTTCGAATCTTCAGTTTATCTTTCTGTTTCTGCTCCTCTCGTCGTCGTTTCTTCTCTGCTGCTTTTTCCGCTTTTTTGCGCTGTTTGCTTCGTCGTTCGAGTGCTATCTTTGTTCCACACTCTGGAGAGCACCACCACTGATTAGCGAATGCAGGGTGAAACCATTCCCGACATTCATCGTTTTTACATCGTCTTTGCGCTGGTTTAGCCATTATGGTTCGCTCCAGTAATTCTCAATTGCAGCAGCCATTCTCTGCATCCACTCTGCCAGCTTTAACGCGGCTTCTCTTTCAGAACCACATTTAGGGAAATCCTTCATTTCCATTCTGGCCTTATATGTTCTGAATGCCAGGTCTCCGGTAATAACCAGCTCCTGATCAAGCACCGAGCGTTTATTCCGGTGTTGAACGTAATAGACAGATTCAGTCTGCATTTCTTCTCTGTCTTTTTTGAAGGAAATAAGCTCAGAGAAATCACTCATCGTCTTCTTCCTCGTACATTGAGCTATTCGGATCGCTCATCAGTTCTGCGCAGCAGTGCTCACACACGTGAACTTCCAGCACATGCAGCTTCTGACCGCAGTTAGCGCACGTTAAAGCCCGCTCGACGCTTTCTTTCTGGTATTGAATGGATTGGGATGGGCTAAGCATTAACAACCTCCATACAAACTTTCACGAATGCCGTTGCTACTTCTGCATTGATTGCGTTTCCATATCCAATAATTCGCTGATCTTGATTGCGCTTTGCCATTCTTCCCAGTGTGGACTTGCCTCGTCCCAAGCTTTTGGCAATGCCATTAACCATCGGGAATGAGCCGGGTCTAACTGGACGATATTTTTCATCTCTACAGTAAAGCCAGTCTGCATCTCTCCAGAAGCCGTTAACCGGTAATGGGTACATAGCTTCACCGTCCCGGGAAGTTTCAAGCAGATTCTTGGGGTTCCGCTCTTGTCTTTTCCGCTGTAGCAATGCGTTGAACCTGTTGCATCGTTCGCTAAAGGAGTTTGCCATCCCGCTAGTCTCACGCATCCAGATAGGTTCTGAATTCCCCTGCGCGTCTCTGGCTGAAAGTTGATATTTGTCGTTGGAGTAGGCCACCCAATACAATCGCTGCCTAATGTGCGGAGAACCGAAGCCCGCAGCGCAAATATCGGTACCTGCAGAGGTGTAGTTCGCACCTTCCAAGTCAGTTTGTACAAGGTCGAGCCAAGCGAGGCCGTCTGCGCTTGCAACCTGTTCGCCAATAACGATGCCAGGATTGCATTTTTCAATAAGCCAGAAGAATGCCGGCCATAAGTGCCGCTCGTCATCAACCCCTTTTCCTTTGCCTGCCGAGCTGAAAGGTTGGCATGGGCAACTTCCTGTCCAGATACTCTTGTTGTCTGGCCATCCTGCTTTTCTAAGTGCATAGCTCCAAACTCCGATTCCTGCAAAAAAGTGGTGCTGGGTAAATCCTCGCAAATCACCTGGAGTGACATCTTCAATACTCCTTTCATCTACATAACCGGGGGCAATTTCTCCAGCGTCAATTAAGTTACGCAGCCATTGCGCTGCATACGGATCTATTTCGTTGTAATACGCAGTCATCGTCATTTCCTCGCACGATGTCTTAGCCACCGGATATCCCACAGGTGAGCCGTGTAGTTGAAGGTTTTTACGTCAGATTCTTTTGGGATTGGCTTGCGTTTATTTCTGGAGCGTTTCGTTGGAAGGTATTTGCAGTTTTCACAGATTATGTCGGTGATACTTCGTCGCTGTCGTCTCATGCTGCCCTGTCTCCCCATCTTGCTTTCCACTCCAGAGCCAGTCTCGCTTCGTCTGACCACTTAACGCCACGCTCTGTACCGAATGCCTGTATAAGCTCTAATAGCTCCGCAAATTCGCCTACACGCATCCTGCTGGTTGACTGGCCTATTACCACAAAGCCATTCCCGGCAAGGTTAGGAACAACATCCTGCTGCTTTAATGCTGCGGTAAACACACACTTCCAGCTTTCTGCATCCAGCCAGCGACCATGCCATTCAACCTGACGAGAGACGTCACCTAAGCAGGCCCATAGCTTCCTGTTTTGGTCTAAGCTGCGGTTGCGTTCCTGAATGGTTACTACGATTGGTTTGGTTGGGTCTGGAAGGATTTGCTGTACTGCGTGAATAGCGTTTTGCTGATGTGCTGGAGATCGAATTTCAAAGGTTAGTTTTTTCATGACTTCCCTCTCCCCCAAATAAAAAGGCCTGCGATTACCAGCAGGCCTGTTATTAGCTCAGTGATGTAGATGGTCATACGTCAGCCCCTTGTGCATATCGTCTGCCACGTGCAGCAGGTGCATTTGATGCTGTGCAAATCTGTCTGGCTTCATCCTGGTCACATGCAACAAAGTGTCCGTTGCAGAACCGCTGGTAAACCGTACCAAGCGAGCCAAAACGGTTTTTCGTCACGATGATTTCAGCAAATGGCGCGGCGCTACTGTTCTCGTCATATACCGCTTCCCGATAGAGCATGATGATTGAGTCTGCGTCCTGTTCAATGCTTCCTGAATCACGCAAATCTGCGTTTGTCGGGCGTTTGTTTGGTCGCTTCTCAACATCGCGCGAAAGTTGACTTAGGGAGATAACAGGCGTTTTCAGGTCTTTCGCCATCGCCTTCAGGCTTCCGGAGATGTGAGCAATTGCGAGGTCGTTGCGGTCTGCTTTCGGCTTCTCAATCAGGCCAAGATAATCCACCATGATGAGTGACAGGTTTGGATTTTCCTGTTTGTGCCGTTCTGCGATTGAGCGAATTTCTTCGACCGATAACCGCGAGGCATCGACTACCCACACATCCAAATCTGCAAGCTGACTCATGCCGTTAGCAACACGCGCCCAGCCTTCGTCATCCATCGATGCAGGATTTCGCAGCACGCTAACTGACATCCTCCCGGCGTTGGCAATGCTTCGCTCTGCAATCTGCAATGCGCTCATTTCCATTGAGAAAATCAATACTCCGCTCCGGACGTCAGAACCAGGAATAACGCGGCTTGCAACACCTTCGGCAATCTTCAGCGCCAGTTCGGTTTTCCCCATACCAGGACGAGCAGCGATTATCACAAGGTCTTCTGCGTTCATCCCTCCGGTGATGGCATCAAGTTCTTCGATTCCGGTCTTCAGGGTATCTGACTCTTCTCCGTTCCTCAGACGCCTGTCAAGCGTGTCGGTGTAGTCAGTGATGATTTCCCCTAACCGTACCGGTTTAACCTCGTCACGGGGCTTTCTGATGGCTGAGAGACGCTTTACAAGCTCATCCATCGCCTGACTCGATGTGTCGATGGTTCCGCTCTGAATTGGTTCACGCATTTCATCCATGATTTCCAGCACCAGACGGCGGTGATAGTTATCCGCGACCATTCCGGCATATCCCTTCAGGTTTGCGGCGCTCGGGCAGTTTTTGCTGGTCATCAGGATTGACGTGAAATGCTCCTCTCCGCACGCCTCGGCAACCATCAGCGCGTCGATTAGGTTTCTGTTTCTCGCCTGCTTGCGGATAACCTCGAAGGCTTTCCGGTAGAGCGGAATTGAAAACGCTTCCGGCTCAAGCGTTGCCAGAACGTCACTGGCAGTCGGTGTTAATCCACCAATCAGCAGGCCACCGATAACGCTCGCTTCGATATCCTGTTTCATGCAATCCCCCTGTCTGCAAACTTCCCTTCCCGAACTCCCGTTAACGAATCTTCCCTCAGCAGGTAATCAAAATCTGCCGTCCAGCCCGTGTCGTTGTCTCCGAAGTAAAACGGCTTGGCCTGATGCACAAACGCCCTGACATACGCTCTGAAACCGTCCACGTTTGGCGTTTTCAGTTGCGGGATGATTTTCTTCAGGCGGCGTTTGCGTTTCTCGTTGACCGCAACAGCGTGTGGAAGTCTGTCACCGACTTCGGTGTTGTAGGCGTTCAGGAAGGATTCGTAGTCGATGCGTTCTGCCTTGCGACGTTCAGGTTTAACCTGCCCATCGCCTCCCCCATTGGGGGGTAGGGGGGTATTATTTATATTCTTGTTAATACCTTCTTGTTCATGATGTGCGGTTGTTTGTGCGGCTTCATGTGCGCTTTCATGTGCGGCATGTACGCTGAATGCCGCGCCATTACTGGCTTCATCATGTGCGGCATCATGTGCGGTTGTTTGTGCGGCTTCATGTGCGGGTGAATCGTCCATTTTTTGAGCATATTCATGGTAATTTGTGATGGTGATCACACGACCTTTTTGCTTCTCTCCATCAATGGAGATCATCCCCTCTTTCACAAAAACCTGAAGCATCCGCTCAACCTGATCACGGCTTGCCGGCTTGCCATGCCTGTCGCATAACTGAAGACCTAAATCAGCTGCTGTCACAACCAGTTGACCGGGTTGCAGATGCCATTCATGACCTTTGAAATTCGCTTTGTATGGCTTTCTGGCGGCATTCAGGAGAAGGTTTTCCCACAGGGTGCGAAGATAAACATCTTTCGCCCATGACTGTTTCAGAATGCTCCGGTACAACGGAATGTAACCAGTTTTCTGGTTCTCCATCCTGTTGCTCCTGCGCTCGTGTGCGGCGCTGAAATCGTAGATTTTTGCTGTATTGCTCATAACTACCTGCCTTGACGAAAGACCTTAAGAACATCGTTAAACTGACTTACGGATATGTCTTCTTTGAGCAGCTTTTCCAGAAATGCGTTTGGAATGAACGTATATCCCTCCTCTTTTGGTAGAGACGGGAGCAACGCCCTCGCCTCAGCCTTCAGAAGCTCAGTTCTGGCAACTTTCACAAAAGAGATTTGAGTTCTTTCATCAATGGAACGAAGGAAGCGCAAACGCTTAACTTCTTTGTGTGTATCAGGTGGATTAAAGCCTTTGTTTCGCATATAATTACCTCGCTGGATGTTGTTAAAATTCCATTTGTATTTGATCAGAACGCTCGGTTGCCGCCGGGCGTTTTTTATTGGTGAGAATCGAAGCAACTTGTCGTGCCAATCGGGCCATGTCGTCGTCAACGACACCCCATTCAAGAACAGCAAGCAGCATTGAGAACTTTGGAATCCAGTCCCTCTTCCACCTGCTGATCTGCGACTTATCAACTCCCACAGCTTCCGCTGTCTTCTCAGTTCCAAGCATTGCGATTTTGTTAAGCAACGCACTCTCGATTCGTAGAGCCTCGTTGCGTTTGTTTGCACGAACCATATGTAAGTATTTCCTTAGATAACAATTGATTGAATGTATGCAAATAAATGCATACACCATAGGTGTGGTTTAATTGATGCCCTTTTTCAGGGCTGTGATGTGTAAGAGCTGGAATGTCTTAAGCGGCTTTGTGTTCCGGCGGGAACACGTCATCAAGACTGACTTTTGCGCCTAACTTGTTTAGGCACTCAACAAGAGCACGGCATGTTTTAAGGTCTGGGAAGCGACGACCAGATTCCCAATGTCCGATAGCTCCCTGTGTGCATCCAACTGCCTTAGCAAGTGTTGTTTGAGAGATATTCAGTGACTCTCGATATTTTCGTAGGTTGCTCATATGCCCTCCATAGTAACCATGAAGCAATAATACGATATGTACTTTTAGAATGCAAATAAAAAATACATCTTGTGCATGGATGGTTTTAGTACAGAGCGTAATAATAAGGGTATGAAAATGAAATGGTATGAACTGGCTAGATCCAGAATGAAAGAGCTCGGCATAACTCAAGAGAAGTTAGCTGAAGAGCTTGGTATGACGCAGGGTGGAATTGGTCACTGGTTGCGCGGATCTCGTCATCCATCTCTTGACGAGATTGGTGTGGTGTTTAAATACCTTGGTATTGATAACGTCTCATTCAACCACGACGGTACATTTTCACCTGTTGGCGAATACTCATCTGCCCCCGTTAAAAAACAATATGAGTACCCTGTTTTTTCTCATGTTCAGGCAGGGATGTTCTCGCCTGAGCTTAGAACCTTTACCAAAGGTGATGCGGAGAGATGGGTCAGCACAACCAAAAAAGCCAGTGATTGTGCGTTTTGGCTTGAAGTTGAAGGTAATTCCATGACCGCGCCAACAGGATCGAAGCCAAGCTTTCCTGACGGGATGTTAATTCTCGTTGACCCCGAGCAGGCTGTTGAGCCAGGTGATTTCTGCATAGCCAGACTTGGTGGTGACGAGTTTACCTTCAAGAAACTGATCAGGGATAGCGGTCAGGTGTTCCTACAGCCACTAAACCCGCAATATCCAATGATTCCATGCAATGATAGCTGTTCCGTAGTAGGGAAAGTTATCGCCAGCCAGTGGCCTGAAGAGACATTTAGTTAACAGCCTCACCACTCTAAAACACACAACAATAACCCGACCTTAGCGTCGGGTTTTCTTTTTCCAAAATATAAACCCATTAAATACAAAGCGTTATAAAAAAGTAGTTATATTTAGAACATTTTGTATTGACTCGATAAAGTACAAATCGTACTATTTAGCCATCAGCAGGACGCACTGACCACCATGAAGGTGAGGCTCTTAAAAATTAAGCCCTGAAGAAGGGCAGCATTCAAAGCAGAAGGCTTTGGTGTGTGTGATACGAAACGAAGCATTGGCCGGAAGTGCGAATCCGGATTAGCTGCCAATGTGCCATTGCGGGGTGTTTTCGTTCAGGACTACGACTCCCACACACAACCAAAGCTAACTGACAGGAGAATCCAGATGGATGCACAAACACGCCGCCGCGAACGTCGCGCAGAGAAACAGGCTCAATGGAAAGCAGCAAATCCCCTGTTGGTTGGGGTAAGCGCAAAACCAGTTAACCGCCCTATTCTCTCGCTGAATCGCAAACCGAAATCACGAGTAGAAAGCGCACTGAATCCGATAGACCTTACGGTGCTGGCTGAATACCACGAACAGATTGAAAGCAACCTGCAACGTATTGAGCGCAAGAATCAGCGCACATGGTACAGCAAGCCACGCAGTGAAATGGGTGTGACTTGTGTTGGTCGCCAGAAAATGAAATTAGGCAGCAAACCACTTATTTGAGAGGAATTAATATGTCATCAATCCGCTTAACTACGAGAATGAAAGAGAAAATCGCTCGTAACGCTTTAATTAAATCTGGGGTTTTCACTGAGCTTGAAGAAGTAACAAAGTTAAAGAACCAGCTTGCACTTGACGCCAGAGTTGTTGCGTTTGGCGGTAAAAAGAAAACTGAGGAAGTGGATCAGTTATCATCCAAGTTAATGGCTATAAGCGAAGAACTTGAAAAGCTGGGATGTTCATTTTACTCATGCGATGCCCGTTCAACTTCAATTTATCTGACTGTATCTGGCAGAAGGGTTGGCTGGTATTCATATGGGAAAGACGGCAACGGCGAAGATATATTGCTCCCTACTCCGACCAAAGATAAATGCATGTTTAGCGCAGAACACGAAATAACAAAAAGGTTTGATGAAATCTGCGCATTGCAACAAAAACTTGAAGCCAAGAAAAAGGATATCGAATCAAATGTATGGGCTGCTTTGAACTCAGTCACAACAGTTAAGCGACTTATTGAAGTTTGGCCTGAAAGCAAAGAGTTGCTACCAAAAGAAGCAGATAAAGCAAGTACAGCACTTCCTGCTTTACGGGTAGAAGATTTGAATAAGATGATTGGACTTCCTTCCGAGGTCGCATAATCGTCCTTTATTTTTGGCATAAACAACAGAATAAACACTGCACTGTGTATTCATTCCAACGAGTGAATACACGGAGCAATGTCGCTCGTAACCAAACAGGAGCCGACTTGTTCTGATTATTGGAAATCTTCTTTGCCCTCCAGTGTGAGGGCCTTTTTATATGCATACCAATAACGCTTCACTCGAGGCGTTTTCGTTATGCAATCAAACAGAAGGAGCATCCTATGCAACAGTTCGCTATTGCAGGGGTGGCATCGGTTCGCCCTTTCAACCCGATTTTATCGGTACAGCATTCACGAAAAAATATTTTAACCGGAGCAGACTTTAAACAACCAAGAATGAAAAGCTTGCTCGAAAAGCTTTGGGATATTTTGAAACAACAAGGCCGTCCATGAGTTTTACAGATAACTGGTCAGACGAAGAATTCATTCGTCAGATGAAAGAATTAATCGGCAACGAAGGAGATATTCATGTCACTTGCAACCACAGTGAAGGAGAGCAAGTTACAGAGGCGCATGTACACGCAGAAAGCTCTCTGGTATCGCCATAATGGCGACCGCGAAGGAATGCGGGTATGCCTTAATTTGTCCCGAGTCGAAGTATTAAATCAGCGTTATTTCCTTGGGCCGTGTCCATTCTGAGGTGAATTATGGATTTGAACAAATTCGATGAGCCATTCAGCCCTGAAGATATCGAATGGCGAATACAGCAAAGCGGTAAAACACGCGATGGCAAGGTGTGGGCTATGGTGCTGGCTTATGTCACGAACAGGGCAATCATGAAACGCCTGGACGATGTTTGCGGCAAAGCAGGATGGCGCAATGAATACCGCGATATTCCCAACAACGGCGGAGTTGAATGCGGCATATCAATCAAGATTGATTCCGAATGGGTAACCAAATGGGATGCTGCTGAAAACACGCAGGTAGAAGCCGTCAAAGGTGGTCGTTCCGGTGCAATGAAGCGTGCTGCCGTTCAGTGGGGAATCGGTCGGTATCTGTATAACCTTGAGGAAGGTTTCGCACAAACATCTCTCGATAAAAAGCAGGGATGGCACAGGGCAAAACTGAAAGATGGAACAGGATTTTACTGGTCCCCTCCATCGCTGCCGGGATGGGCAATGCCAGCATCTGGCAATCAACCATCACCAGAAAATACCAACCAGAAATCTCCATCGGTTGACTGCGAACAAATCCTGAAAGACTTCAGTGATTATGCTTCGACAGAAACTGACAAGAAAAAACTCATAGAACGTTATCAGCATGACTGGCAATTAATGGCTGGCAATGAGGATGCGCAGGCTAAATGCGTTCAGGTAATGAACATCAGAGTTAACGAACTAAAACAGGCGGCATAAATGGCAAGCAGAGGCGTAAATAAGGTGATTATCCTTGGTCGGGTAGGACAAGACCCGGAAGTTCGATACTCACCATCAGGAACAGCGTTCGCTAACCTGACAATAGCCACGTCAGAACAATGGCGAGATAAAAATACTGGCGAGCAAAAGGAATTGACTGAATGGCATCGTGTTGCTGTATCCGGGAAACTGGCTGAGGTCGTGGGGCAGTATGTGAAAAAAGGTGATCAGATTTATTTCGAGGGAATGCTGAGAACCAGAAAGTGGAAAGACCAGTCAGGACAAGACCGTTACACAACCGAGGTTCATGTCGGAATTAATGGCGTGATGCAAATGCTTGGCGGCATTGGCGACAGCAAACAACAAGCAGCCAGCAGGCAATCACAGAAGCCACAGCAGCAATCATCACCAGCACAACACAACGAACCTCCGATGGATTTTGACGACGATATACCCTTTGCACCAGTAACTCTCCCCTTCCCTCGTCACGCTATTCACGCAATTTAAGGACTTACATGAATCACTTGATGGTTGACCTTGAAACAATGGGCAACGGGCCATACGCGCCAGTTATTTCTATTGGGGCAGTATTCTTTGACCCGAATACCGGAGAAACAGGAGAAGAGTTCTCGGTAAATATCTCGCTTGAGTCATCAATGCGATATCGGGCGCGTCCTGACGCTTCAACGATTTTATGGTGGCTGGAACAGAGTGAAGAAGCCAGAAAATCGCTAACCAGCAACACTCAGGAGCTTTCAACGGCTCTTTCATGGTTATCTGAATTCATCATAAAGAACGCTAACCACAAATTCGTTCAGGTTTGGGGGAATGGAGCATCATTTGACTGCGTTATTCTCCGCAACAGTTATTCGCTGACAGGGCAGCCAGTTCCGTGGCAGTGGTGGAATGACCGAGACGTAAGAACAATCGTCGAACTTGGGAAGGTAATAGGATTCGACCCTAAGCGAGATATGCCATTCAAAGGAACTCGCCACAACGCGCTTGATGATGCCATTCACCAAGCCAAATACGTTTCAGCGATCTGGAAAAAGTTAGCTAAATAATCAACAGGAGAAAACCATGCCAGCGCCTCTGTATGGTGCGGATGACGCGCGCCGCTGTTCCGGCAATTCCGTATCGGAGGTGCTGGATAAATTCAGAAAAAACTACGATCGAATAATGTCTCTACCGCAGGAAACGAAAGAGGAAAAGGAATCTCGCCACTGTATATGGCTTGCAGAGAAAGAAGAACGCGAGCGAATTTACCAGACATCAATCCGACCATTCCGCAAAGCCACATATACCCACTTCCCTGAATATATCGACCCGCGCCTGCGTAATTACCGCTCACGCTATGGCGCTATCAGTAATGACTGAGGAATTTACCATGAGAGGACTTGCATACAATCCCGGCATTCTTCCGGCAGAAATGATTATTCGCCAACGCGTAAAGCCAATGCCATCGAGAGAGGAATTGCTTAAGAGAAATTCTTTTCCGTCCGTGAATCAAAACAAATATCTGAATGCGATGTGGCGCAAAGGAGGCAACCAGTGAGCGAAATTAATTACCAGGCACTGCGTGAGGCGGCACAGAACGCGAAAGATTTAGGTGGGATTAAGAATTACAAGCGAGGTGAGCAAGCTGTTGCCGAATTTGAGTCCTTAATAACGCCACACATTGTGCTGGCGCTTCTGGATGAACGGGAAAGAAACCAGCAATACATCAAACGCCGTGACCAGGAGAACGAGGATATTGCGCTAACGGTAGGGAAGCTGCGTGTTGAGCTTGAGGAAGCAAAATCAAAACTCAACGAGCAACGCGAGTATTACGAGGGAGTAATCGCGGATGGAAGTAAGCGTATTGCTGAACTGGAGAAAAGCGAAGAGCAACTCATCAACGAGCGTGACCATGCTGAGTCTGCTTTAGCTGATATGTATTTTGCAGCAACCGGGGATAGGCCTGAGTGGAGCAACTGGTTCGGCTTTTCAGATGCTGTCGATGCCGTGGTTGACAGAATTGCTGATTTAGAAGCTAAACAGCCATCGCCAGTAGTGCCGGATAATGCATCAGAGTCTCTTGCTTATGCTTACAAAGAGCTTACGCCTGAGATTATGCGCGGTCATATCGCTGTATTCGAGCGATATGGAATAGCCCCAAACGATAGCATTACCACAATTCAGGCACTGCGAATCGCGCTGGATGGTATAGAGCGGAGCAACGCCATGCTTCAGGGGAAAGGAGAGTGATATGACCACTATTACCAGAGAACAGGCACAGAAAATTATTGAAGCAGCCGATGAGGTTATTAGTGCGCTGGCCGGAACTAACGAGGATGTTAACCCTGATAGCGATAACATGCTACGGCTGTGGGATGACCTGAATGACCGTCACGCGCCCCCTGAAGTTGTGCGTGAGCTGGCACGAATTGTGCTGGCATCGCTGGAATCAGAGCCTGTTCTGTATCAGTCCTGCACTCGCCCCACCTGGAATAGCGGTGTTCCGTGGACGGAATGGAAAGAACGTAGTCGTGAGGGCTACGAAGACGATTTGCGCTTTACAGACACGCCTGACCATGCCGGTTGGATAAACAAATGCCGAAAACTATATACCACTCCGCCAGCGCCGGTAATACAGGCTGATGTCGCGCAAGCAATTGAAAATCTCAAGCAGAAGTTAGTGGAATGCAATCGCTATAACTACTGCGCAGATGCAGTTAAAGGCGTAGAGGATGCCTGCCGTGCTGTTAGCTATAGCCAAGCCGACAATCAACCAGCATCTGGCAACCAGGCTGCCGAATCCAATCGCAGTAATGAGTGGACCGGCAATCCTGATATTGATAACGCCATCATCATGCTCGACCGCATAGATACGCTGGAAAATTGCGATGATGACCGTATTGAGGCGGTTAAGGCTGTTTTGCGTAGACTGGCTGGCAACTATCCGGTAACTCCGGATGGTTGGATAAGCTGTAGTGAGCGAATGCCGGATAAGTTAATTCCGGTAATGGTCATGTATGAAGACGGTGAGATGTGGTCTGCAATGTGGAATGGCAATCGCTGGGATGATGGCACCGAATATCCGGATCCGCACTCAGTTACGCACTGGCGTGAAATGCCAGCAGCACCGCAGCAGGAGGTGAAGTGATGGACTCCTTCGCGAAATATACGATTATTGACTGGATAGCCTTCCTTCAGGTTTTGCTCATCTGGTTTTATATGGCTTACAGGAGTGGACAGTGGATTGTCAGTGTAGCCTGTAGCAAGGGATGGCGTTGGTGGAACCGAAAGAATAAAAAGCGCTGGCCTTGGATTCGTTTTACGAAGCATTCAATCTTAACAGTCTTCAGCCTGGTTCTGTCGTTGTAGTCACCACTCAAAGCGGCATGACGATACAAATTCACAAGCCAAAGGAGGAAGGTCGTGGCTAACCTGCAACTTGCCGTTAAAGGTGAATACTTCGATGCCATGATTCGCGGAGAGAAAACGGAAGAGTATCGCCTGTGTAATGACTACTGGAATAAGCGAATTATGTTCCGCGAGTATGACCGCCTGATTATCACAAAGGGATATCCGAAGCGCGACGATTCCAGCCGCAGAATTGACGTCCCGTATGACGGATATGAAATCAAGACAATCACACATCCCCACTTCGGTGATAAACCGGTAAAGGTGTTCGCGATAAAGGTGAATATCGGCAATGAATAACAATCCTCGCACTCGCGGGGATTTCTTTTATCTGAACTCGCTACGGCGAGTTTTGTTTTATGGAGATGATAAATGCACTTCCGAGTCACAGGTGAATGGAATGGAGAACCATTCAACAGAGTTATCGAAGCAGAGAACATCAATGACTGCTATGACCACTGGATGCTGTGGGCGCAGATAGCACATGCAGACGTAACCAATATTCGAATTGAAGAACTGAAAGAACACCAAGCCGCCTGATGGCGGTTTTTTCTTGCGTGTAATTGCGGAGACTTTGCGATGTACTTGACACTTCAGGAGTGGAACGCACGCCAGCGACGCCCAAGAAGCCTTGAAACAGTTCGTCGATGGGTACGCGAGTGCAGGATATTCCCTCCTCCGGTTAAGGATGGAAGAGAGTATCTGTTCCACGAATCAGCGGTAAAGGTTGACTTAAATCGACCAGTAACAGGTAGCCTTTTGAAGAGGATCAGAAATGGGAAGAAGGCGAAGTCATGAGCGCCGGGATTTACCCCCTAACCTTTATATAAGAAACAATGGATATTACTGCTACAGGGACCCAAGGACGGGTAAAGAGTTTGGATTAGGCCGAGACAGGCGAATCGCAATCACTGAAGCTATACAGGCCAACATTGAGTTATTTTCAGGACACAAACACAAGCCTCTGACAGCGAGAATCAACAGTGATAATTCTGTTACGTTACATTCATGGCTTGATCGCTACGAAAAAATCCTCGCCAGCAGAGGAATCAAGCAGAAGACTCTCATAAATTACATGAGCAAAATTAAAGCAATAAGGAGGGGTCTGCCTGATGCTCCACTTGAAGACATCACCACAAAAGAAATTGCGGCAATGCTCAATGGATACATAGACGAGGGCAAGGCTGCGTCAGCCAAGTTAATCAGATCAACACTGAGCGATGCATTCCGAGAGGCAATAGCTGAAGGCCATATAACAACAAACCCGGTCGCTGCCACTCGCGCAGCAAAATCAGAGGTAAGGAGATCAAGACTTACGGCTGACGAATACCTGAAAATTTATCAAGCAGCAGAATCATCACCATATTGGCTAAGACTTGCAATGGAACTGGCTGTTGTTACCGGGCAACGAGTTGGTGATTTATGCGAAATGAAGTGGTCTGATATCGTAGATGGATATCTTTATGTCGAGCAAAGCAAAACAGGCGTAAAAATTGCCATCCCAACAGCATTGCATGTTGATGCTCTCGGGATATCAATGAAGGAAACACTTGATAAATGCAAAGAGATTCTTGGCGGAGAAACCATAATTGCATCTACTCGTCGTGAACCGCTTTCATCCGGCACAGTATCAAGGTATTTTATGCGCGCACGAAAAGCATCAGGTCTTTCCTTCGAAGGGGATCCGCCAACCTTTCACGAGTTGCGCAGTTTGTCTGCAAGACTCTATGAGAAGCAGATAAGCGATAAGTTTGCTCAACATCTTCTCGGGCATAAGTCGGACACCATGGCATCACAGTATCGTGATGACAGAGGCAGGGAGTGGGACAAAATTGAAATCAAATAATGATTTTATTTTGACTGATAGTGACCTGTTCGTTGCAACAAATTGATAAGCAATGCTTTTTTATAATGCCAACTTAGTATAAAAAAGCTGAACGTGAAACATTAAAAACCATTAATATCAATGCATTA